AGTTGAAGCCGCTGTACCTGTAACTGAATGGGTATGCGCTCCGTTAGCGTCAGTAGTGGTTGTGCCTGCCAGTGCTGTTAACTCATCACCCTCAACATAATTTACAGCGCCACCAGCGTTTTTATACCTTCCAAATGTATGTGTATGTGATCCATTACTGGCCGCCGTACCTGAAGTTGTATGTGTGTGAGCGATCACTGTGTTATATGTTAAACCTGAAAGAGTCCATGAGCCTGTGGCATGGGCTATCCCTCCAGCGAGCCCACCAGCACCACTGCCTTTAGTCACAAATACAAGTTTATCGTTCATCGCTGTGTCAATCGACCATCCCGTAGGAGCGGTATCAAGATAAAACAACATCTTGTTTACACTGCCGGTCGTGAAAAAACCGTTAGCTGTCAAATCACAGGCTGTGTTGATTTCGGCAGCAGTAGCCAAAACTCCGTCACAGGCTGTGTTGATTTCTACTACTGTGGCTGTAAGAAGTGCATCTAATGTTAAACCTGCAAAAGTGGGCGAACTTGTAGTTTTAACTGCTTGGTCGAACCAGTCAGACAAGGTAGGATTGCCACTCAGCGTTAATGTTCTATCAGCATCTCCGGTAGTTACAGTAAGAGTTTTATCCGCTGTTAAGTCTGAACCTGGCTTTATAATAAGATCGTGAGAAGCGTTTGAATCAAGTATATGCAAACCTGTGTTGCCAAGCGTTACACCAGCAAAAGTTGGAGATGAAGCAGCCTTAACCGCTTGATCAAACCAGTCAGAAAGAGTCGGGTTTCCGCTCAATGTAACAGTTCTATTTGAATCACCAGTGGTAAGTGTAAGTGTCCGGTCGGCAGTTACATCCGAGCCTGGCTTTATAATAAGATCATGGTTTCCACCTGTATCTAAAAGATGAAGTCCGGTATTGCTTAAAGTGATTACACCGGAAGTCCCCATGCTGAATATTAGAATCCATCGTTTATTGCCTGCCGTGGCAGCCGGTTCTATAATATCTGGTGAACTTTCAGCAGCCGCAGAATCATCATCTAATATATAGAAATAAAAAGTGTCAGCCGTAAAAACCATAGCTGAATCAAGATCGGTTAGATTTGTGCCACTTATAGAATCAAGTGCTCCACTTCCACCGCCTATTAGACTTGTTGCCGAATAATTTTTGAGAGCCATAACTACCTCATATTATTACATATTTAAAGAACGCACAATTAGAGAAATATTATTAATCCTTAATTCAGTATCATCTGGATCAATATTTCTGAGCATAGGTAAAAACTTCTTAACGTTATAATTTAGATTCCTGTTAAAATCAGTATTTATAGTGATTGAAAAGCTTGCGTCTGTAGAAGCAGAATGAAGTTGATCAACATCCAAATCTTCTTCGTATATTTCAAGATCAAGTGTAGCTCCTGTCGAACTTGTCCCACATGATACATCGTATTTCTCAAGGCATACGTCATTGTAAGGGCTTTCAAACATCTTTCCGCCAAGCACATAAGGCACTTCCACAGAGTTGTCTTTTTCAACTGTTGAGTCTAATTTATAAATATATCCATCGTCACAAGCTATATAAAACTCATTGTGATAATTAGCAAAAGCGGTAGGCTCTAATACGGTTTGGATTCTTACACTTGTTGTATCAGGATCGCCAGAATCATCTCTTATGTATATTGTGCTATATCCTAAGGTATCGTTATCGCCATAATCCCATGTATGATCTGTTAGTGAACCTACCGTTCCATTAGTTATTACTGAGTCCTGCATAAGAAGATAAGATGGCTCAGACAATGAAGGATCGCCACCGGATGCCAATTCAACGTAGTATTCATTAGCAGTATCGCTTGCTGTCCATTTATATGTAGATGATGAAAGATTCTCTTTAACGAATATGTATTCAGACCATGGGTATCTGATCTTACCTTGGTTAAGAATAGGATTTTTAGTATGAACTACTAAAACCCTTGCATAGTTGGGAAGCTTTAAAAAGCATTGTCCTGTTGCACTATTATACCCAGTAAAGGCTTCCTCATCATCCCAATAACTTTTTATTCTATCATCAACTGCATCCGATTCGTTCTCTGTTCTTAAATCACCAAACTGCTCTACTCCTGAAAGTGCATTGATTCCGCTATCACTTCCGAACCATAAATCGTTTACTGTATGTTTTGCTGTTTTATATGTTGAATAAATCCTTTGGAATATTGGAGAAATTGCATAATCTGTTGGGTCACTGCCTGAAAGTTTGCATAAATAAGGTTGTGATTGTTGCCCAAAAATATAAATACTACCAAAGAACGAAACCAATGCCCCTACTGGAAAGTTAGTAACATTATCATCAATAACGCCAATCCATCCTCCACCATCAGCGGTTGACCAGTCAAACACTGTATTTAGATTTGAATACCATAATACACCAGGATTAAAAGGATCGCCGCTTACGAATATTCTATTGGCTTGAACCAATCCAAACATTGCGCTTGGTGGACGACCAGGCTTTACTCCTACTACTGCGATTTTTAAGGCATCTTCTTTCCATGCTCCATCATAGTATTTAGAATCCCCGGAAGCTGTTACTGTGTCACACTCAAGTTGAATATAATTTGAAGCATCTCCGCCTGCATAAGTGAGAACCGCATTATAAACAGTAAGATGTTCCATTGTTCCTGAAGCGAATGTGAATGTTAGTTTTTCCGATAATGTGCCAATGTCTGCGGCTGAATAAATTGTAGTAGCCGTTGCGACCAAAGAGTCATCACTGTCAAGATATAGTTCACATCCCACATTTCCAGTAGGGCTGCCTGATTTTAAAGCATATATCTCGACTGTAGTTATTGTAATGGTATAGGAACTATCCCAATCCTGTGTTTCAAAACTCACGCCTGCTTTAGTGTTTCCACCGCTGTATAGTTTAATCATTGTGTCAGGAGTTAGGGCGGTGTTGTCATATTGATATCCGTCATCACCAGAGCCATCATCATATGCCATTAAAACTGTATTTGTGTTTTTATCCCAATACTTTAAAAAGCTTCCATCGCATATTATCGCTTTATCCCCAAAGGGAATTATTGTCGCATCACCTTCAAGAGTAGCCTGCTCGACTGGAGCTTTTAAACTATTAAGAAGGTAAAGTTTATTATCAGGCTGTGTAACTATTAATTCATCCGTTCCACTTGATGCAGGGACTTCTATCGCCCATTGCCTTCCTGCTGAGTTTTTCCACTCACGATCTGTTGTATCTTCAAATACTCGAAGGTCGCTCAGGTCTATGTCAAAAGGGAAAAAGGTAAAAAATGAGATCCTCTCAGTTAAAGGGCTGGTTGTGTACCTGGTTAAGCCTTCCCGGATTTGAAGGCCGCCCAATGGGAGGAGCTTGAAATTAACACAAGACGACATCTCATTAGCTTGTATTGCTGCTGCGGAAAGAGACGTGTTTACCCCAAGATTAAAGTTATCCAAGACTATGGGCTTTAGATTCTTCTGTGCTCTTGGAGATACATGTCTGTAGTTTATAAGCACTTAAATCCCCCCGATACTGAACATCGAGCTTACTTGTTTCTCTCTACGAACACCGCGGCCATACACCATGTTCATTGCCTTATTCATTTCTATCTCTGCTAAAACTGCCTGCTTTGAGCTGTCTCTTTCGAGTATTTCAAGACACTCGACTACGAGCATTCGTTCAATAAATCTGTTGAAAATACCGCCCCAAGGAAGAGTATCGGTTGCATATGTTGCCATGGCTGTTACAGGCTTCCAATACATATGATATATTGTATATGCGTCATCGGGAACCCATAAATAACCTACCTTACCATCTTCGGTAAGGTAATACGCTTCCGGTTGAGACGTGGTTGAACCATAATCCCACTTAATTTTATCTGCTTCTGAAACTTCCTGAAGATAGGTATCTTCACCATTAACCCATGAGCCTTCTCTTAAAAATCCATTGTGTGTAAATGACGGAGTATATTCAGCGGTATCGGCCACAGTAGTTACAGTTCCTATCGCATACACAAGATTGCTTGATACATTAACAAGCGTCTGATATATGTCTTCGAGAATTGTATTCGTAAGAGATACTAACTCTGCATCGGTAAATTGAAGAGAATTAGTATCTCTGAATTTTGTCCTTGCGCTATCACCTGCTGTCTTGAGAGTGCCCATTGATTTTTCCTTATATCAATTCAACAATAAAATTTGGTACCCGGCTCATCATTGAAATTGTGTTGTCAGTAGGGTTTACCTCTGCCCTCATGTTGGGATAGAAGTTTTTAGCTACCGCAATAGGGTCTTTGCTTGCATATATCCCTGACTCAGCCGGAATGAATAACCTGTTTTCTTCAACTGAATCTTTTAATATGTTTATCTGCCCTTCTGTTAATTCGACTTCTTCTCCAGGCCAAAATATCTTTTTGTGTGCTAACGAATTGTGCGTAACCGAAATATGCATATCCCTGTTGTCGGGATCAACATTCGATCTATACACACGGCACTTTATAAGTTTATCTTTAACTCTTTTTGGAACACCGACAAAGCCTTCTGTGGTTTCAACTGTTTCATATGTGTCTGTCAGTCCTTTTTGTTTTAATACCATTGCCAAAGAACCTTTAGACCCAAATGCTGTGCCGTCTTCTTTTGTAATTTCTTCCATGATACTTCTCCTTTTTTGTCGCTGAGTTTTGTCCTCAGCATGGTTTCTAAGGGGTAACATTCATGCTACCCCTTAGCATTTAACATTCAACTACTTGATATTACTATAAGTCAGTACAACCATGTTCTATTCTTACCAAGAAATCATCGTTAAGAATCTTGGCGGTTCTGGCGACCTTCCAACCAGAGGTTGCCCTCTGATCCAATGGATCTTCTGTCCCAGCACTACCCATTTTCTTGATGATGTTCTTTACACTTCCCTGCTGAAGCGGAACGGTTCCTACTGCGTTGGCAGCAAATACCAGTGTAGAATAGACATCAATATTAGTACTGTCTGCTGCAACAAGATCAGTTGCTGAAGCAACAACAACACCACCTGCAAGCCAAATCTTAGCATTAGTGGTTACAAGAACCCTAAGGTTGCCCCAATTACCGATCTCTTCTTCCATAACGTCTTTCTGGCTTGCGTATTCCTCAACTTTGGTGAAGCCATGCAATGCCTCATAATCCTGACGACATGACGTATGGGTAATGCCATAAAATGCAGGAGGAAGCGGACGGGTTGCTATTTTAGCACCAGCCATAACCATACTTCTGATTTTTTTGGCGTTTGCGCCTTCAAGGGTTCTGATTACAGACTTAATGTCTGCGACAGCCACCGCCGTTGCAACTGTAGTTCTGCCAGCAACAGCATTGGCATATCTTACATTCGTGCCAGCAATAAACACGTCCCTGTCAAGCGTATCTACTGACTCGCCCATCTGCTCACCAAGAATCTCGCCACCTTCAACCAGTATCGGGTCAAGACCTGTCATTGATACCCAATCAGATACGGTAATAAAGTCTCCATATTGCTTTACGAGTGCATAAATATCTGTGGTGGTAAGTTTTTTACCAGTAGGTGTTACTCCCTCTGAAAGCGGAGTAGTATTAACTGCAAGTGAACCATATCTCCTGAAATTAATTCGAGTGCCTGCGTTCTTTGGAAGCGGACGCACTTGAGCAAATTTCGAATGAATCAAAGCAGGTACAGCCCGCTCTAATAGATTTCTATCGTAATGCCCCTGTAAATTGACAGCGACATCACTTGTTCCCGTTATAAGTGCCATTTTCTATATCCTTTCTTCGGTGTTATCCGAATGATAATCCTTTTACTTTATCTAACTGTTTTTGAAATTCTTCTTTTGATAGTTTCCATACAGGAGTACTATTCTCCTTTGGAGCATCACCACCGCCAGACTTAACCCTAAATCCCGGGTGTTTGGTTTCTGTCGGTGAAGCAGTTCTTCTCTTTGCCATTTCTTGAGTTTTTACAAAATCATAAAACTGACAGAGTGCACCCATGTCTGAGTCAACTTTTTGATAATCAGATACGCTTAGTTGAGAAACATACTTGCCTAACTGCGGAATAATCAAATGAGCGGTTTCGGGGTCTCTCATCTTTAAAGCGTTCTCGATTGCCCTTCCTGCTGGCTGAGGTGCCGGTATTGCTTGGGGCTTTACTGTTTTGAGCGCCTGCCTAAGATTGTCTTGCAACCATTCGGTTTCGTCTTCATACTCTGTGATAGGCTTAATTTTAAAATCCTCTCCGGTAGGTTCTCCTGCGACTTTCTTTTTCCAGTAATTATCTATTGTTTTAGCCAACTCTGGATCAGCGTCCACCATCTGAACCAATTTACCGTGCGGGCCTACTTTTACATCATAATCAAAACCCTTTTGTGCAAGTTTTATAATCTCATCTTTAGGGAGACGATAAGGTCTTCCATTATGGATGATCTCTACAGTATCATCTTGAGCAACAGGGACTTCCGATTGAGCAAGTTCAAACCTGGCTGGTTTTTCTTCCTTTGGTTTTTCTTTGTCGCCAGACTCTTCAGATTCTTCCGTTTCTTCTTCCTGCTCTTCGATTTCTTCTTCGACTTCCTCAGTTACTTCTTTTTCTTCTTCAGACATGTTGTCCTCCTTGTAGCTATTGTCGCTACTTTAAATTTGTCGGGATTCATAACCCCATATTGTTAGGTTGCTGCTGTAATTAATGGATATTGGATATATTGCCTTGGGATGATAAAAACCACATCAGACGTAGCGAAAGCCGCTGCCGCTGTTGCTGTTACCAAAAGTTCATCCGCAAAAGTGTAAATACGGCAATATTTATCCTTGCCTGCCGGTTTCGTAATTGCTCCGACATAAGCCATATTGTCATTGGTTTCGTTTACAAGAATAAACTTACCGTTTGGCGAAACACCAGCCTCAAGGAAGTCAATTGAACTATCCTCAAAATAGGCATGGCTTGGGTTTGTTCCGTCATGTACTGCACGTACAATAGGCACATTCATTCTAAACGCCTGTACTGTAAATGGATTGCCATTTACGTTTGCTGCCGCTGACGCACCAATTCCAATACCGTTTGCTTCCCAATACCGGCCAGGCTCAACTGAACTTGGAGCTGCGGTCGGAAGTGTATCTGAATCGCCTGTAAACTGAACAAGAGTGATGCCGGTGGCGGTAGTTAGTGTTGAAATACCATCGGTATCTATAGATTCGACTCCATAACCAGCAGCCATGTCTATCGTCCATACAACCGAATCTTCCTCGGCTGAACCTTGAATTACTACCTTAGAAGGACACCAGCCTAAGCGAAAATAAATCGCTGCGCCTGTGCCCTGTGCAAGTAATGTTATTTGCTCATTCATTTTTTCTATTCCTTTCTTATTAGTTTAAGTTTTTTGTTTGTTTCGCATGTAGCCAGTGTCGCTACGATTTACTTGTCGGCTTATCGCCAAAATAAAAAAGCCTCCCAGAATCGTGTTGATTCTGAAGAGGCTTTGATTTTCTAAAGGCTTCCAGCTTTATCTGATAGGCTTCCTAAGAGAGATATCAGATTGTATGTATTTTTATGTTATATCATATTGGCTCACCCTTTAATGTGTATATACATGTCCATTCCCCTCCATTAACTGACTTTATCACAACGTCCTCTATCTTTTTACCAAGATTTTCTAAGGCTTTAACCACTATGTGATCTGATTGTAGGTGATTCCAATTTATGTAACCAGAAAGCATTATCGCGGGTTCTCCACCATTACAAATATGAATATCTTTTTTTTCAAGAATCTCCTTCAATTCTTTTCCCGATATTCTATTGTTTCGAAATAATATTTTTGGTTCAAAATTATCATCGTGATATGTCATATCTTTTCACCCTTTAATACCTTCTTGAGTTGTCCTACTAAGAACCCTAACCCTTTTATGAGAGCTTTAATGAGCTGCTCTGTGTCTATTTCTTTCATATTTTTTATTCCAAAATAGGGTCTATTATCATATCAATTACTTTTTTTATGTGTTTTCTATCAGCGCCTTGCATGGCCAGTCTCTTCTCTAAGACTATTTTTAATTGTGCTATATCGTCCTTTTCATAATTATCTTTTAAAATCGCAAGGAGAATAAGCATTAGGGCATCCCCTAATAAGGGGAGGTCATCTACATCATATTGACTTATTACAGATTCACCAGCATCCATACACTGCCCCTTTTTGTGGGATTATAAAGTTGTTCTGTGTCTATCTCTTTCTTAGACATAATATTTAGTATGCCTAATAAGTTTACTTGGTATAGGCCAACCTTGGGAAATAGGATCAAATGACTCATGCTCAAAAATCACCATAACTTGTCTATTTATATTATCATAATATATATTAATTAATTGCGCATCTTTTGGAATGCCCTCAATATTAACAAAAACACAATCTTCTCCTGTAGTTTTACACATATCTCCTATGAAACAATCTGGAATCGGAACAACTACCAATCTTCTATTCTCACCAGCATCCATACACTGCACCTTTCTGTGGAATTACCAGCTTGTCTTCACTATCAACAAATCTTTGGATTATAAACGTCTTGTCAATATCAAGCTTAATAGCATTAAGACATTCTCTTAACAACTGATCATTTATATCAAGCTTATTACCCATAATTTTAAAGTGTTCTCCTGATACCGCAAAAGGTATTCCTGGCTGATCCTTTGGAGAATACAAAGCCTTTTCACCGGTTCCTCCGATGAGTTTATCCTTTTCAGACTGCGTGATTTCTTTACCGGCAACATAATATTTGTAGCTCATATTTCCTCTGCAACATTCCTATTGTCCTGGTACGTCATTATATCAGCTTCATTTATATATGTCTGCAATTTAACCCTAAACTTATTGACTGCCCTGACTTCGTGATAAATAGTTTTGAACTCATCAAGATTAGCATCAAGTGGTAATTGCTTAAATGCTTCAAAGCACATAGCTTCCTGATCTCTTAGGAAATTATCTATCAGTGGTTCGGATAATATCCTTCGTGCTTCACTCGCTAAATGTAGCTTGCGAGTCTTTTCGATTGATTCCTGGTCATCTGCTATTCCCATCACTTCTTTTCCTCTGTCTTTTTTGTTTCAGGCTTTTGCTTATCAGCTAATAGTTCAAGCAATCCAAGCTTATGGTCTAACCTGCTATCTCTTTCTTTCTGAGCAACATCAGCCCGGGCTATAGCAAGTTCGCTTTGTATTTCCGCTGTAGCAATCTCGCCTTCCTGTTTTAGTTTTGCGGTTGCAATCTGACCATCCTGCTGAACCTTCTGAGATTTAACCTGTACGTCCTGGGCTTTGATCTGAAGCTCCATCTCTTTGAATTTCTTTTGAAGTTCCATCATCATCTGCTGCATTTCGGACTGTTCTTTTTGCTGTTGCTGTGCTTTTTGTAAGTAACTTTGAGCATCTTCGATAAAATCGTCTGCGTCTTTAAACCCAAGCGACGTTATGTATCGCTTTGAAAGGTTGTGTATTTTTTCAGGTGTTAAAAGACCAGGAAAATATTCGTTGAGCTTAAACAGAACCCCAAGCATGTGTTCGATCTTTTGTGCTTCCTCAGCGCCTACCGAAGCAGCCACGCCCATATTTACCCTTGTGATTACTCTACCCTGAAGCATGTCAGAAGTGATTTCTCTATCTTGTCCTAATACCTTCGCTTGAAAAGGTTGCCTCATATGCTTCTGATAAAGCATTGCTACTTTACGATAATAATCTTTAAGGCCAAGCTCTGCGAAAATTCTTCCAATCAATTCAAGACGTTGCATTGCTGCGTTCTGAATTGTTATAATTCCTCTGGCCGTTTTATTGAGCGAATCGCTGTCCTGCCCCTGATTGTATTTAGTTATACCGGTACGATTTTCTTTGATCGTATCAACGTACTCAAGGATTGAAAGGCTTACCGGATTGAATGGTTGAGGGGATATGTCTTTTAATCCATCTATTTTGCCGGTTATTACACAGCCTGGAATGTTATTTAAAAGAGCATGAGTGTCGATTGCGCTATTCGGATCTTTTAGCCATCGGCCTGAGTTCTGGAAATCAAAGTTATCCAGAATTCTACGAAAGAGCATGGTCTTGAGGTTTTGAATCTCAATCAAAAGATCTGAATATGATATACCAAAGAATTTATAGCAATCAATAATAGGAGATAACGCAGCGAATGGAATAAAACCATCTTTGTCCTCTTCCCATCTTAATAGATGACCGTTACCCATATAACAAACTATGTTCTCAAGATATCCATTATCGTCAACATCAATCCGTGTGTACCATTCTATAAATGTTACTGGAGACTTAGCGCCCTTCTCTGTGCTGTCATCAATATTAATCTGATCAGCATCAGACATGTAGCTTGTTTTTTCACTGTTATTTATATCTGTTTCTGATTTGCTCTGGCCTGATTCTAACTTGTCAAGATTTTTAAAATATGGTTTCTTGCCTTCGGTGAATGCTCGATTAATTCTCTTTAAGTAGTCAACCGTTACTTCTGTCTTATGTCCTTTGCCGTACTCGTCGTTTACCCCACGGCATTTAGGACTTACAAGAAATTCCCAATGAGGAATGTTTTCCGAATAGATAGAGTCTTTAATGGTTTTTTTAATCTTGGCTTTAATATTTTTAAATGATATTCCACCAGACCCCATGCTCATCTCACCACCATCAGTGATAGTCACATCTGGGTCGCTAACAAGTTGCTGTAATAGTTCGGGTGGAAGTTCGTCAAATTCTGTGGAAACCTCTTCCTGGTCTAAATCCCATGACATCTTCACAAATGCGGTGTCTGATACAAGTGCATCCTTAAACCACTGATAAAATATAAGAAACAGATTCGGCATGCCTTCGCCAAGATCAATCTGAATCCTATCCATCAACGCCTTGCCTACCCATGACTCTTGGCCTTTAATCTCTATCTCGATCTTTGGGTCTCCAGCAGCAAACGTACGAATAAAATACGGCATCATCCATTCTATCGTATCTTGAAGCTCTTTCGTTATAAATTGAGATCGCCCCTTGACCTCGTTGCCCATTTTTTTGCCGTAATAACGATCCCAACTTTTTTCCCTCTTGTCGGATCTTGTTCTGGCATACTCTTCAGCAGCCTGAACCTCAATATTAACCAAACGCTCTATTTCATCATAACTGAGTTTCGTACTCACAGGCATATCCCTTTTTGGTTTTTCTTTTCCATTATTGTGCGATACCATAATTCATGCCAAACACGATCCTTATTTGCACGTGCGTTACAAGAAATACAAAGCGTTGTAATATTATTTGGGGCACAATCTTTTTTGTCATAATTAATATGATGGCGATTCAATCCGTTACTATTTCCCCAACAATCTGGGTTTTGGCATCTGTAGTTATCTCTTTTAAGAATGTACTCTTTAAATTCTTTATCTGACCATATACCACAGTATTGCTCAAAAGACTTCCCCCCTTGCCAGTTTGGATTGTTCTCGCCTGAGTTCTTTTCGCTCATTTTTATTCGAGTTTCTATAGAACGGCTACTTCCACTATGCGCTTTTATAGTCATCTCTGTTTTAAAGCATCCGCAACTCTGTGTACGCCCAGACCGCAAGCAAGTCCCGAGGACTATTGTCTCATTTCCGCAAGAACATTGACATAGATATTTTATCTTTTCCCAGTTATCAACACCAGCTTCTTTAATAATAGTTAGTTTCCCAAATATTCGGCCTAACATATTAATTTTAGCAGCCATAATATATACCTTGTATTGGCTCTATTTCTTCATATGATAAATTGGATGATGCCATTATATTTTATCCTGCAAACTTTTAAACTTTCATGCTCGGCTATTCCATAAAGACCTTTGATATTCTGGGTCAGGGCCGGAAGATGTTCCAATCTTGCACTTAGGACAATTAGCTGAATATCCGCCATCCCAAGTCATTTTGTTATTATCAACTCGTTTGTATGTCTTACTAATAATAGTTTCTTTATAGCCACAAAATGGACATGGCAATAAATCGTTCATAATTACAGGTTGCCTTTCAATATATATGTCAACTCTCCATCTCCCCCTGACTTTATGTTTCAATCCTTGTTTTAATGGATTCTTTTTTTCAATAATACTTCTATATCTTTATCCTACAAACTTTTCGTATAAACTTTCATGCTCTGATTTGAGCTTTTCTTCATCGTTAAGTTTCTTAAGCTTCTTAACGATTATCTGCGTTACGATTTCGCCTATGTCGATTTCTTTGTCTTCAACTGCATTGTCTGCCCATCTTACCTGATCTGCTTCCTGTTTAAATTCAAGTAGTCCGTTCTCTTCCTCTGTGAAAGATAAGTTTTCTTTCGCCTTCCGCATAAGTTTAAGGTTTGTATACGACCCTTCTGCCGGAAGTAGGTTAAGTAACAATAGTCTTTCTAAAACATTAAGCTTCATAATATCTCCTGTAATATTTCCTGGTGGTTATTCACGGGAAGGCTGACCAGGAATCAGCTTTTCAAGCACGTGTCTCTATCCCGTGAGTATTAAGCCTTAATTATGTAGATTCACCAGCGCCCAATAAAATATAATACGCTGTATCTCCAACCATAATTCTTAATGTCGCTGCCGCTGCCACATCTGCACCGGCTGAAAATATATTGCCTGTACCTTCGGTCAACCCCTTGACTGTCATAAGGTAACCAGTGTCCTCAAAAGTCGCTGTGGCAGTTCCATCTCCACTGACCTGACACCAGATAAAAGACACAGGACTTGTATAACTTCCGCTCGCCTGTGTTACCAGCTCTATTTCATGTACTGCATAAGTACCTGTTGATAATGCGCTGCCTGGCAACAACAACTCACTGACCACTGCTGAGCCAAGGCCACTAACAGAACCAGTAGTGGTCGTAATTACTGTGTATCCTTTAAGAGCATTAGCCCATCCACCAAGTGCCGCACTAATTGTACACTGGAACTCAGCTCTTCCACCTACTCCACCTGCGCCAGTCATAGTGCTGACCATATGAATCGGCCTAACAGTACCGCCTGTTGCCGCTGTGGTTGTAATAACTTCGATTGCATGATCGTCGTTAGCTGCCAGGGTTTGTGTGATCCCAAGAGCAGCAGTTTCACAATTCGCTGTAATTGAAATTCCGTAGGTAGGTGTTGAGGTTAAAATACTCAGACCTATTGCCTCTGCCCCTGAAATACTGATCGCTGCTGTCGCACATGCTCCGGTCAAAGAAATACCGTTTGTAGCTGTGCCATTAAAAAGAATACCGGTTGTGCCGGTAAATCCTGACGTTACTGAGATTGCAGTTGTGCCATCGGCTGATATTTCCATGCCTGTCGTAAAACTGCCTGCTACTGAAATAGGTGTTGCCGATGCACCACACACAATCGCCTTATGTGTTGAGGTGGAATCGTTGTTAAGAAGTTTCGTAAATAATGTGTATAATGCTCTCCGACTTTTCCCGTCGGACATATCATTTAATATTTCTGCAAGTAACTGTCCCATGATTTTAGTCTCCTATCATCCTATGAATGTGAATTTCCTGTCTGCTTCCAGCCTCGCCACCCTGATCCCTGGAATTCAACCATTGTCGTTGATAGGATTCTTGTCGGTCGCTTCCTCATAATCCTTCCACCTGCGTCCTTAGAGCATGTCGCTCATGTAGTTCCTGGTCTTTAGATATGTCATAATACGGTTCGTCTAATCCTGCTATTAAAAAACCAAGAGCAGCTATGATCGGATGTTTCTGCGCCTGATCTTGTCGTACCTGGTCGGCTGACAGACCTGACAGATATCCGGGTATTTGGCTATTGTCGCCAAAACTTAAAGCTTTTTTTGTGGGTAACAACAGGTTTTTGATTTGGTGGGAATATAGTCGAAGGTTATGAGGGTCATCAGCAAAGGGCGCTTCAGATATATAAATGCCTTTTTTCTTTTTTGAAAGACTTTGGTTAAATTTATCTATGAAGTGCATCATTAACAAATTGTCTGTTTCCCCATACCATGTTTCGACTAAGTATTTGTTTTGATAATCGTATATTGCCTTGACGATCTTGTCGGTAACATCATTTTGATACTCTGTCAACAACTTTATTTGCCTTTTTTTCAAACGTGGATTTTTATTATAATCCTCAGCCATGACAATCAGAAACCCTGGAAGATCCCCGTAAGGGAACCCAACCCCTCCGGCTATCCTTCGATACTCTGCGTTCTCACCGGCATCGTAATAATAGTTCTTTGTTTGGTTTAATGGTGTTTCAAAGGATTTCTTTTCAATGAGAATCATTTCACTTTTGCAAACTATTCTTCTGTTTAAGCGACATCAATAAATTATATCCTGGATTAACTATTTCATTGTCATATAAAAACAATAGTTCCTCGACTGCTTCCCTGTCCATAAGTTTACCTTTAATACAATACTTCACAGTTCCAGACAAATCATAAAGATTGTTGTTAGCATAAATCAAATTGTATGAAGCAACCCTGTTGCCATTCTTATCAAAATAAAGATCCGGCATCATTTTTAAATTCTTGTTGTAATAAACAGGTTTGGTATCTTCGAATGTTGACATCTTTTCTAATGTCGGCACTAAAAAATCTGCATGTGATCTAAATACAGATATAGACTTTTTCTCAAATAACCCCCAGCGCCTTTTGCCAAAAGCGGTCCTGATACACCTCATAACTATTTGACGAACCCGCCCACCACTTATGCCATACTTTTTACTGACAGATGTCAGTGATTCACCCCACAAAACATCACGAGTTATAATAATGTTACGAATAAAATTTGGACTTTTCTCTGGCATCGTCTTATTTCTTTGGCGCAAGTGCTGAATTGATTAATGGATTAACCCAAGGTGTATCTATTTTGGAAATACCTGCCACCGGATAATCGTGTTTTTTTGTGACTACCTTTTTCTTGGGAGATGCGTCAAGGTGACTACCTTTTTCACCAAGGTGACTACCTTTTTCACCAACAACACCCACAACCCTACCATACTTAGTTATTTCAAATGGCAGGTCTTGTAATTCTTTACATAAATTCTTTTTTAATTCTTTTATATTTACCTGTCTCATGTTAAATCACTCCCAGCAAAGAAACCACCATCATAGAAAGTCAGTACAAGTGAGTCGGCCCTGTCCGGAGACCGCTTCAACAGTTCTTTCATAGTATCCTTGTTCATTACCCTGATCTTACCATTGTGTATTTCGTATGTTGGTACGGATAGTTCTTCCATTAGTTCTTCGTCTGGTGGTAGCATTGATGATGGATCTGTTCTTAGCCATTCTCTAACAGCCCACCATAATTGATCTCTTAGGATGTAAAACTCTCCAAGCTCTGTGCGTTCTGTAGCCTTTGACGCTACTTTTACCGGAGTAGCATTACATCCTGATCTTTGCATATGGGGAGCAACACCCGAACCAAGTCCTGTGGCATCCACATTTACCCGTGATACATTCTTCCCCTTAGCCTCAAGCACGCCCCTATCTGCTGAACTTATTACATCTATACCTTGCCAAGTTATTAATTTATCTACATATCCGCCGTATCTTTTACATAATACGTTTGAGTCGCTTCCATACTCAGCCACATCCTGACCCATAACCCCCACTGTATAATCAGGGGGTGTTTCTCCATGTTCTGAGACATACATATCCCATCGAGTTCTGGCTTTAGATATCCAGTCTTTTGATATGAGATGTTTAGTGGATTGAGACGGATATTGTCCTAAGACCATGTAACTAAAAGCAGGTTCCATGATTTTGTAATATCCTGGCTTAAGCGGTGAATATAACATGCCATTTTGTTTTTTAGCTGTGGATCCGATAAGGAACTCTGGCAGCAAAAAGCACTCTCCGTCAGGAGTCTCCTGCTCTGGCACTAATGGTCTGCACCATTCATTTACCCTGCGAACTGTAGTTTCTCTTGTTACTGCGCCTGGTATTTGATCTGTACCGGTAATGACATTGGGATGATTAAATGCTGATAAGTGTACAACATTCGCCCTATTGTCCCTCTGTATGCGATATGCTTCACCTATCTCTGATCGTGGATTAAACATAACCAAGAGCCGTGCTAAACCTCCTGTCATACAGGACTCAATGCCTCTATAGACATCATCGGGGATGGCATCACCCTCATCAAGTATGAATAATAGATATGGCGCATGTTTTCCTGAAAACTTTGCTTCTCTTTGTGCGTCTGTGCCGGAACTTGGGATAGTTACGCCTGTTAGAAATGATTGCGCTGACCTCTGAACATGAAGTGTTGTTTTTGTAAATGACGAAAATAAATCAGGATGTTGCTCTATCCGAGAGCCGATTTCGCCCCATAATAATTTCTTTAGATTTGATTCCGGCGGAGCTGCTGCTGTATAAACTTGTGAGTCTGGAAAACATGTAAACCACCAACAAGCTATTGACGCTGCACTATGTGTTTTCCCCACGGCATTTGATGATATGGCAATAGTTACCGGATAGTCCCTAACAGAATTCATAAGGGTTTTAACTTCATCGGTGTAGATTTCATTAAGGATATCCATCCCAAACCCTACCGGATCATTTTGATATGTCTGATATTGATTTTCTTTTTGGAGGGATTCTAATACGCCTGGTGCTAATTTACTCGCTAATATTGCAGCAAATTGTTCAGGATTGAATGTGTTGGGCATTTCATTTAACATGCTTCAATAACGCCGCCTTAACTGCTATCCTGTCTTGCTCTGGAAGTGCATTGAGAATGGTGCTTAATGTTTCTTCATCCATGCCAACCTTTACGTCATGCTGATCTTTCCATCGATGCTTATTTTTTAAAGTCATAGCTGCTATGCCTGGATACATTTCTTTACATTTCATGACCCTGGATTCAAGGATTGAGTTAATCTCCTTTTTATGATCTCCTAATTCAATGGGAAACTTTTCGTCTCTTAAATATTGATATGACGACATCGGTAATGATAACGCATATTTGCATTTTACCATTAATTCTGTCTCTGTGACTATGCTTGCATCGCTAACTAATATGTCTTTGGCCTTTTCAAATAAATCAAGAGCCACCTCAAGTGTATATATTTCTCTGTTTGTATTTCCCATCGGTGCTCCTGCCATCATCTATTCCTCTCGCCAATCTCAATATACTCATATATATGCTTACTCCCATCAGGGTAAGTAACTTCTGCTTTATCGCCCTTATTAAGAGTGCTCGATATTTCAGATATTTGTTCTCTGGCATCATCACCGGTTAGTGCTATAATTTTATATGTTTTCATCTATTCCTTTGGTTGATCCAGTCCCAGCGTTTTTGCTGCTCCAAATCGTCTTGCATCTCTCGTTGTTGTCGTATGATTTTGCGTTGATTTCTAATTATTTCTTCTTGGTTTTTTTGCTGTTCGATTTGAGGGTCTATCTGTGACTTCTGATATGGTTTAGACTTATATAATGGGATTTTCGGCTGTATTGTTTTTGGTGCTGTAAATCCGAATGTAAAAGACAACAAAAGCATAGTGATAATTATGTATCTATTTTTCATACTCTTCTTTCCTTCCACAATATCAATAACTTGCCAGTTGATTCCACGCCAAAAGGCACATTAACGCTCTTAAAATGCCGCTCCCAAGTATCAATTACACCCCGATCTCTGCCGGAATGAACGGTTACAAAATCCATGAGATTCTTTTTCGGAATCTCATTAAACTCTTTTTCTTTATGGTATCGGATTATGTTCACAATATTCCTTTTAGTTCTGGATTGTCAGTTAAAACCTGATAAATGCCTTCCGACAATGCTTCTATGTGCTTTTCCCCCTCACTGCCCTGAAACATATCATGCCCTGTTGTATGGTCTATTGCGTGTAAAATTTCGTGAATTAGCGTTACGGTTATAGATGAGTTTGCCCTTTTGATATTATCCTCATTGTCTGTTATTCTTATAGTTTTGGCTGCGCTGTCATGGTCGCCGCACAGGTCAACTCTTTCTGTGAAAACATAAGGAAAAACAATTTTATATTGATGACCACCTATTTTGATTTTATTTGGCAGGTTCACTTTTCTCCTTACCGCATAAAACTAAACTATCCATCCTATATTTTTCCCAATATGCGTTATTGCTCGATCATCCTGGCCAACTACCGGCTGGCATGAATAATCAAGATTAACCATACTTTCGACCGTAATCAGCTCATTATTGAGGTCTATAGTGACATTCCGGTCTTGATTCATGTCGATAATTATTTGTATGGCATCGAAAAAATCAAACATCTTTTGCATTACCATATTCTTTTGTAAATATTTCGTCAATTAATTTTTGTAATGTTATTGGTACCACTTTTAACATCGTATTAATATCGTTAAATATTTTTGTCGGAGCTTTTCTGTATGTCTCGCAGAAATTATTTATATCTCCGTACAATTCAATACCGGCTTTTTTAACAATATCCAACCAAAAAGCCTTATAATCATCTGCAAAGTCAAACTGTTCTATTGGTCTTGCTATCATCTTTTTTAGCTTCTTCGGTTGCCAAATCCCATCCAGTTTCAAACGCAATTGCCAGAGCATTGAATGTGTTCCGGTTTGCCATTCTGATCAGCTTATCACGATTTAATTTCCACGCCATTTCGCATGTTAGTTTTTCCATTTTTGCGCTCTTTCATCCATTTTTCGTTTCGCTTCCCACAATGTCATTTTTAATGTGCTCGCTCCAATTATCAGCAGCATGATAATTGCAAACCCAATGACACATTGTGATAGTATCCATATGCAATCAAGCATGAACTCGATCATCGTGCTGCTCCTGTGATATTGGTGGATGATGCAACCTGGACAAACATATCTTTTCGCACACCGGCTGCATGTCATCTGAGTCTCTCCATTGCGTTTCTGCCCCACAAATAAAACATTTCGCTGGAGTAGAGGAACGAACTATAACGTGTTGGCCGATCTGAATACGTGTTAGTGGGGTTTGGACGGCTTTATCATAGAAATCGAAAATCATAAAAAAGCTCCTTTTGAGGTGTTGCCCCGCCACCACAATAGTAACGGGGCTGGAGGTAAGAGATGAAAACTGTGGGCATTACCCACCTGTATCTTGTTGCGTATCAGATTAAAAAGTACCTGTCAAGCTTTATTTTCATTTAAAAAACACGTCAAAGCGTTTTAGCTGTTTATCCAATAACAACATTAAGTTAAGTCAATTTCCGTACTTTTTAGCTGTTTTAACCTGAAAATAATCAACAAATAATTAAAAATAAATTAAAATATTTATGCTTTACATTTTAGGTATTTACAGGGTTATTTGATAATATGATAAAATTCTTTTGTTGACATATAAAACAATATGCTTTACGTTTTGATTAACTTTAAAAACATTAAAAAAGAGGTTGAAACATGGAAATAAGATTAAAAGGGGCTGGCTGGGGGATGACAGTAAGAGGGCAAAGGGACTGTCAAAAATTAATCATGAAAGGAAGGGACAGCGCAGAGGTAAGGGCGCTAATTCCTGCCGAACTGTGGACACAGGCTGAGAAGGAGATGGGCATAAAAGAAGCCCGTCAAAAAGCTGAAGACCAGCTCTGTTTGCAAGTAGGGCTGGTAAAAGAAGGTTCTTGCTGGAGAGTCCCGGTAGGATGTATTGCTGTACATCCAGACGGGATTGCCGAGGAACATTCGCCTGGATTGTTCCGCCGCCCATCTGGGATAGGGACAGAAATAGGACGTGATGGAAAACTTCGTGTCTTTGCAAAAATGGAAGATACGGAAGGGTTCGGAATGGTGTGCCAAATAATTGGCGTAATCCCGAAGCCAAAAAACCCAGAAAAAACTCGTCAGCATTGGACTGATGGAAAGTCCTGGGAAGAAATTCAAGAAATTCTTCAGGCTGATGAGGCTGGAGAATAATAAAAGGCATGTCAGGCTTAGGCTTGGCGTGCCTTATTGTTTTTAAGGAGGTAAAAACATGAAAGCAGAAAATTATAAAAAACCAATTATCATCAGAAAAATCAGAGATAAGGTCTGGCAAAAATTCCGTGTGATTTGTGCAGACCAGGACATCTCGGCGAACAAGGGTGTCATAAGATTAATTACTGAGTATGTCGAAAGAATGGAGGAATCATGCAAAAAGAAAGAATAACATGGGAAATACTCCCCGATGTCGGCAATCCCTGCAAACTATGCAAGAAAAATGAAGCTACCTGGTTTGCAACAATGGAAATTAACTCTGCCGGCAGTCTCACGATCCCGCTGTGTGATGAGTGTGTGACTATGCCGGAAGCTGAGATACTGGAAAGGATACTGCCATGATTAAGGAAATCAAGGCCGAGGCAATCTACGTTTTAATCCTCTGGATTATTATCACATGGGGAATTATGATATGTGATATAGACCAGCGGTTAAAATCGCATGACTTTTGCCAAAACTGGGAATATAATACTGGCTGTCCTATTCCCACAGGATTCGAGGACGCAATGGTTAGACCATGACTAACAACTAACAAAAAAATGCCCCTGTGTTCATTCATCATCCGCAGGGGCATTTTTTTTAGCACCAGACTTCACTCTCTTCCAGTCGGTCAATGGACACCAGCTTGCAGACACATTCGGATAACCTGGGATATTCGGATATTGGTGCTCAAAATACGGATGGCCACAATCAGCCCCACTATCGTACTGACACTCAAAACAATTATGTATAATAACTATTTTTTCCATAATCAACAACAAATTTAGCCAATGTCCTCGGTTTATAGTGTAGCTTTCTTAGCTTTACAATCTTATCACACAAAAGAAACTTATTCGGCGTAAATGTTGTTTTAAATATTCCGGTTTTATTTGAGACTATTGCTTTCTGGACATAAACTCCG